CATTGGCACACCTTTGTAAAAGTCGCCACTGATAAGATAGTTAAGTGCATAGTTTCCTGTACTGATCCAATCTGTTGGATCATGGAACCCCACACTTAGACCATCGATACTTTTTGTAATGTCCTTGCGGAATTTGCTTACGTCAAAAGGTTTTGCCATTTATATCTCCATATTGTATAATGCCGTAAAAATTTGTCTATTGTTTAAATTTCTTCTTTTATCCATTTGTGCCAGTTTATCCATGCTGCCTACTAGATCTTTTTTAAACGGTTGCTGTATATAACTTGCTAGATTAACAAGGCTGTCCTTATATAGATAATCTGCTTCCTCTTCTAGTTCTTTATTAACTTTATCTAGAACTAATTGTAATATATTTTCAGGCAGATGTCTAATATTAAGATACAAGGGTGATAGCAGTGGTCCTATAATAAAACTATTATTCTGAAAACCTAGACCTTTTAAATAATTTACGCAATCAAATATACTCATAAAATTTAATAAAAAGTGAAGCATATTAAAACTTATTTTGTGATTTAGTTTACGAATAATTCCTAGATTATCTAAAAAGTCAAGCCATGATCCGCCATAACGAATATATTCAAATTCTTGTTCTATAGTTTCAACACTGACAGTCCAATGAACATTTTTAAAACCACATATCTTTTCAAATACGGTTGTGTTTGTTTTACTAAGGTTTGTGTTTATCCTTAGATGAACGTCAGGATTTGTCTTCGCTAGAATGTCCAAAAATTCTTCATTTTCCCGCATCTGTAACGGTTCGCCGCCGGCCATGTATACATGCTTTAATTGATGTGCGTGGCTAAAAATATAGTCTTTAAAATCTTGTAACTGTGTATTATTGGGTTTACTGGAAAATTTTTTTAGTTCACTGGCCCATTTACTACTAAAATCCGGGGTACAGTAAACACAGGCAAAATTACATAAATTAGTCCATCTAATGTCAACAGCACGCAAATCGTGACTATTGTACTGATATGTGTTTGGACTTAGTGTTCTTAATTCCTTAATATAAAAAATTCTGTCACTGATAATATCAAAACTGTTTTTGCCAGTTTCTAGATTGTAACAAGGAAAGCATCTAGAGCCTGGTTTTTTATCCAGCATGTCTGATTGTGTCTGTAAATTATCTTCACCAAGCAGAATTTCTTGTATAGTATTATTTTTAATGTTGCCAATAGGTTTATCACTACGAATACAATTTTTAACCTCGCCATTAAAATTATACATTAAACCTGTCCAGGGCATAGGACAGAAACATTTATTTGTTAAAATAGTTTTTGCGTCCATTATAATACTATCCTATGCCTAGCGCAACCCAGGCTTATTTCTTGTAGGTTTAGTCCTCTGCTTGTAGCAAGTAGTATTAAATCTATAACTGACTTAGCCCAATTATTGGGTTCAGCATATGGAAACTCTGGTTGCTGCCCTGGCTGGGTAGCAACACCGCCTGGTCGAATTACAGTAATATGTGGCCAGCTCTTTTGACTTCTTAAATTTTCGCATGCTGTTTCCAGAGCTTGCTTTTGATTTTTATATTCCATAATATGTCTTTTTTCCAGACCAGGAATATCAGGAATCTTTGGACTTTGTGTCATCATAGTACCTATGACCCAAATCCATTTTTTTTCTTGTCCATACCAATTTTGCCATACTTCGTACAGTAGTTCTGTTTGTGCATAACCTGCTTGTGCATTGCTAATAAAAAAATCACAGTCTAATATTTGTTTGGCAACTTTAGGCACACTTCTAATATTATACCCTGTTCTTCTAGACAAGCCTACTATCTCATGACCTCTTTGAGATAGTTCACTAGCAAATGCTGCGCCTATGCCTGCACTGTGCCCTGTTATTGCTATTTTCATTGTAATAGTTCCAGTGGCTGCTTCTTAAATGTTAAACTTGTAACAATCCTTGGAAGTTTACTAGGATTTATTTTTATAACACTGTGTGGAATTCTGCTGTTGAATACTATAATTTTATCTAAGTTTACAATAGTATCTAAGACAGGCATATTTAGTTTACTAACATCTTCATGTACGTCACCAAATGCTTCTATACTTGGACATTCTGCAAGTTGCTCATCGGTAATACTATACCAAACATTGGTCCAACCTTGTGTATTGGCTATTGGTATGTTTATCTTAGCAACCTGCGGTAATGCGTCTACATGTTTTGGTAGATCATTTTTTAGGACTATTATACTGAAATCTTGTATTATTAATTTTAAATCTCTACAAAATTGTAAAACACTGGGCGTATCTTTTAAAGTTTTCTTGTCAAGAAAGTACCATCCTTCTATCGTGTCTACATTAACACTGTTGTTTATAAGGTTAAATAATTCTACCTGTATGTCTGGCAGTAAGTTAGTTTCAATGAAGTTATAGGGTTTCATAATAATCCTTATAAGAAATATTTCTCATTAAGTCTTGTAAACTAATGTAATTTAATATTTCTTGTTCATTATTCCTATCTGTGCCAACAGCAGACTTTATTATGTCTGGCACTGTTACGCTTGTAAAACTGTTCTTATACTTAACATTCAGAGGATCTGGCGTATTTAATAACGCCCAGCTGTGGTCTAAATTGTGTTCCTTTACAAAATTTAATATATGTTGAAAGTTGCCTATGTTAAGTGCACTAACTGTAGTCCAAGTATTTAATGTTAAAGGCATACTCTTATACGCAATAAGGTTTTTATAAAACCTATCCCATTTTACTGGCCATCTTACATAATTATGTATCTTGTCTATACCGTCCAAACTTACTGTTACTGTTACTGCAACTCTTTTGTCTATAAGAGATAGTAACTCATCTTTTAATACAACATTGCAGTTGGTGTTAAGCCGGACACTCTTTACACCATTGGGCAGGTTATTCAATATGCGTTTATAGTTATAACTTACGCTAGGTTCACCCCCATTAATATCCAGTTGTACTACACGATCAAGAGGCAACTTCCAAAATTTATCACTATTGTTTACTACATAATTTGTCTTGTCTAACTTGCCAATCAGTGTACTATGTTTACTGCTACACGTTTGGCAAGCACTATTGCATGTGTTGTCTAACACGCCGCCTACTAGTAGATAATCTTTCTTTATTTGTTTACTGTGTAATTGTAATGAATTTAATCTAATACTACCTTGCCCCATCTCTTCAGTTTGCTGGCATCGCAAGCATTCACTTGGCCATTGATCGTTTTCTAGTTGATCTCTTACTCTTGCAAGCCAATCACTTTCTACTAGTTCTTTATAACTCTGAAACCCTTTTGCATTAGTCATGTGCCCGCAACAAGTTAGTGTACCATTTGTGTTAAATCTTACAAAATGATCTAGCCTAGGACATTGCATAATGTTTTGGATCTTTCAATAACTTCATTGTAAACATCTGGGTATTGTTGTTTTAGTTCGTCTAGTATTTGCTTGAACGTTACTATTTTATCTATCAAGTCCCAATATAAAACTTTATCCAATGCCATATAGAAATGAAGTTTATTGTTATCTTCAAAATGCTTACTTATAGAATTACTTAAGGATTTGTTCTCATGAAATTTAGTAACACTGTTTAAACTTGATATATTTTTAAGTTTAAGTTTAGCATTAGTAAAACGTTGCAGATTAACTATCCAAAAAAACTGAGGACTAAAATGACGGTTTAAAAATAAATGCCTAGTTACAAGTTCAATGACAGTAGATGTATCTAATTGTAGATTATGTTGGATAAATGTGTTAACACCGCTATAAAAGCGATCCAATGGTTCTCTAACAAAAACAGTAATAGAGTCTGCAGATTTTATATCTGCTAACGATGCCTCTTTAAAATTTTTTACTAGGCTAGTGCTACCATTTTTAAATATGGGATAAATGAGTTCTTTGCCAGTATCAAGCACAATGCATTCATCTGGAAATAATTGACTGTCTAAGATACTTAACATACTAGAAATGGGGAGAGCAATGCTCTCCCCTGTTTGCCTTAGGATTTTTGTCTTGCGCGGATCATTGCAAGAATATCGTCCGCGTTCTTACCGCCACTGGTAGCAGCGGGTGTTGGTTTTGGTGCTGGTTCGTCGTCTTCTTCGGACACCTCAACCTTTGCTTTTACTGGTGCAGGTTTGGGTTTTACAGTTTCTGCGGGAGTGTCAGATTGAGAGGAGCCCTCAGGAACTTCCAACCCATAGGGACGATAATATTGTCCCCAACGCTCTGCATCGTATGCCTGGCCATCGACACTGGCTTCAAACATTTCCTTGATTACGTTAAGCTCTACTTCTGTAGGTTGCTTAGGTAAGAAATCCGACAAGTTAAACAAACCATATGTGTCAATAGCTGCTCGCTGCGCTTCTGTTATTGCAGTTTCCTTGCGAGCCCACTTAGAAGTGCTGTAGTCAGCATACTGTCCTTTCATAGTCTTTGAAATACGGAAATCAATTCCTCCATCATAATCTGTTGGAAGTTCTTGAATATCCGGATCCATTAGTGCATCCTTGATAATATTAAAGATGCTAGGACTAATTACAAGCCTACGAATTGGATTTTCTGGAGTTACATCGTCCGAAAGTGGATTTTCATTTACAAATCCTTGGAAGATATAACTTTTCTTTTTCCAGTACTTGCGACCCATTTCTTCCAGGCTTGAATCCTTAAACCAAGTACGAACCTCTGTGAGAATTGGACAAGTTTGCTTGTACATTTCTACGCAAGGTACTTGAATTTGTACCGGTTTGCTGTTCATATCACCTTTAACACCAGCAAAGGGTAAACGAATCATTAGTCGTTCCGCCCAAAAGAAAGTGTTATCGGTGTTGCCGTCGGGAAGGAAACGCACAACTGCTGTGCTACCTTCTGGCATATTCCAATGTGGGAAAATTGCGTTGTCGCCGCCGCCTACACGCTCACCGCGTGATTCTTGTGCTTTTAGTTTTGCACGAATTTCTGCTAAAGATGCCATAATGCCTATTCTCCTTTGCCTATTTTTAGCCTTGTATGTGCCATTTCACATACTATATACATAGTATATGACATGAGTATTTAGCAGATCAAGAAAAAAATTTAATTTTTTTTGATCAAAATGAAAGGGACCGTAAGGCCCCTTCCAAGTAGTTAATTTTTAATTTGATTTATTTGCTTAGATTACGCAATGTTCTTGCTATTATACTTCTTGGAGTAATTTGGTATCCGGGCTCACCTTCTCTAAGTCCGTGATTACTACGTGCATTTGACCCTATGCCTGACATTTGCTTGAGCCATTGGATACTTTCGTCATATTCGCCAGGTCTATCCATTACTTCTGCCCTTTTTTGTTTTAAATATTCTTTGGTCACTATGCCAGGATGCATTGCCATAATATCTTCGTCACTTGCGCCGTCAACTATCATTTCTTCAACATGTAAATCAATGTCTGACATTTTGCCTTCTGCTACATCTTGCTTTTTCTTAGCATCTTTTGCTGCCCCCATGTTCAGTTCGTTAACTGCATCAAAACCAAAAGTAGCAACCATGTGGTACATGCCGTCCTTGTCCTGTATCACGTCACCAACGCTCAGGCTGTGCATGGGCTTAAAACGCTCGATGTTCTCTTCGGGACCCACGTTACCAATGTGGAACACACCTTCAAGGCTGTCAGCGGTAATGTTGCTAACATGCTCGTAGTAGCCTTTCTCAAAGGCTTCCTTAACCAGGTGCCCTACGGGCTTACCATATGACATATTAATCTTCATACGCAGCACGTTCTTAGGAACGGCACCATGGTCGCCGGCGGCGTTGATGGTGTCAACTTCTGCGTCTGTAAGGTTGATCTGGAAAACTTTATAAATTGCCATCTGTTTCATGGGTTCTTTCTTGTATAGTGTATCTGCTTTATCGTCCTCAGTTACTGATTCATCCATGCCAGCAAGCATGTCAATTGTTTGTTTTGTCCAGTAACTGATATCACTGCTGCCAATTTCATCTACATCGCCCACCATTTCAGCCACGTCGCCTGCTGCGATCATAACTTCTTCTGGTCCATACTTCATGAATACATTGGGATGTTGTCTTACAATTCTGTATAAGATTGCGCTGGCAACTGGATTTTCCTCTTCGTTATCCATGCTTACGTCTAAACCACGGTCATCTTCGTCAACTGATTCACGTTTTGC